TTGGTCTAAATTTTGACACATCAAAAATCTTCTTGTTTATCTCCATCGGTTTCATTTAAACATCCTGTTTCTAAGTCATAATATAAAGTACAGGCATGTCCGGTTTCACCGCTAAATCTGTTCTTTAATATATTAACTTTGGCTAAGTTTTTATCTGATTGCAAGTCACGTGACATGCTTATTATCATATCAGAAAGTTGTCCTATTGATGCGGACCCGCGTAAGCTGTTCATAGACACGGCCACGCCATCCTCATATCCTTTGTTTCCTTCTGGCCTACGTAAATGGCTTACTAATATTAAACCAATACCTGTCTCTTCTACTAATGTGCGTAATTTACTAACAGTATAATCAATTAGCTTACGCTCATCACTAGTATTCTCATCTCCAATAGCTGATAAAGCCATGTGTAAATGGTCTAATATAACAAAGTCACATCCACAACCTTTAGCTAAATACCTAATCTTAGAAATAAGATTATCACTAGCTGTTGTTCCGAAATGGTTATACAAATAAAAGTTACCATTACCAACAGTTTTATCAAACACTTCTTTTAACTTGTCTCTACAAACCGTATCTATCCCCATGTGTAATGGTTTTCCTAAAGCTAATCCCATTATCCCCAGAGCACTACGCTTAACAGACTCTTCCAAAGCTATGTAACCCACTGAAAATTTTCTCTCTAAAATGTGAAGGGCCACGTGCCTACAAAAACTAGATTTACCTACTCCAGTACCAGCTGTAATTGTAACCAGCTCACCTTTGCGTAACCCGTGTGTCTTTGTGTTAAGACATGAGAAAGGATATTCAATAGTTACTTTGTCATCATCCTTTACAATGTCGTCCCAAACATCACGGCCCGCAATAATTCCATCAGGCCTATATGCTTTAGCACTCCATATACAATTAATTAATTCTTTAGCTTTTCCTTTTACTAACATTTCGTTAGCGTCTTTAAGAGGAAGTGTGCAAACTTTTGCTTTATTTGGTGAGAAGATTTTCGCACACTCCACAGCTGCTTTTTTACCGGCATCGTCTTGGTCAAACATTAAGACAACACTTTCAAATCCTTCTAACCATTCTAATTCTTTAAGTAAATCTCTTCTGGCTCCCTGAGCTCCAGTCTTTATACTTACTACTGGATATTTATTATCATTAACAGACGATACAGATAAACAATCTATTTCTCCTTCTGTAACAATAACCATCTTACCTTTATCTCTCCAAAGGTGCTGACCAAATAAAGTAGAGTCACTAGCTTGCCCTATCCATTGAAAAGTTTTATCAGGGTACCTTAATTTTTGTGCTACTAATTCTCTTTCTTTATTGTAATAATTTGCAATATGTACCGGCTTGCCGTTGTGTGTTCCTATCTGATAATTAAACTTGCTACAAGTCTCTTCATTTAATTTTCTTTTTTGTAGGGGGGTTGTTGTACCTTGAATAAAGGCATCTTGTAAAGTAGGTTCCGTCACTTTTTCTCCTTTTTCTTTATAATGTTTTTTTGTATATCCACACCCGAAACAATATACATGTCCGTCGCTATAAACAGCTAGATTATCTTTAGACCCACAAGCGGGGCACGGCTGATGACTTATAAACGTGCTGTCATTTTTAACTGCTTCCATTAAACACACCCTGTTGGCTTTGGTAGCCCGCCATATTTTGCAATCTTTTTCATTGGGCCCGACTCAAACACTTCATACAATCTACTTGCCTTCCTATCCATTCCAAATTCTTTTGCAAAATTACGGACAGCGGGCACAGTACCTGTTGCATTATACATTTCACGTGCCTTATCAATATACATTTTAATTTCATCTGTAATTTTAAAGCCATCAGCATCAGCCATCTGTTGCATAACTTCCTCTGACCAATCACCAGTGTTAAGTAAGAAGCCATCACCGTCTCTATTCAGCATCGTGTGGTATCCTCTCTGTCTCTGCATCAGAAGCCACTTCTACTAACCATTCAAGTTGGCCCGACATACTACGTTTATGTTTAATAGCTAATAATTTTAATAGCTTATGTGTTTTTTTAGTTACCACTACTTGTGTGTATTTATCTTTACGTTCCATTGTTTCTCCTTTTAATTAATAAGGTGACTTTAAGCTCCACTAAAAAGAGGGAAATAGCTTCACCGCTTAAAGACACCCAGCGTAACAAACAACACTATCGCATAAGCTCTGATACATCAAAGCTAGGCGATGCGTAATCAGTCTCATCACTGAGACCAACCCATTTTAATTTGTTATATTTGTTGTCTAATTCTTTTTGTAATTTTTTTAATGATTTATATTGAGCAAACGTGTAATTACAATTTGATTTTCCTTTATCATCTTTACCACCAACAAGGCATACACTAATAGATAATTTATTTTTTGTATCTCCTAAAGGTGCTGCTAATAAAACACTTGCTTGTTCTATGTCTCGACCATCTTCAATGGTCCCATCACGTTTAATAATTTTATGATAACGACAATCAAACCATCCATTAATTCTGTCTTGTTTCTCTATTTCTTTAGCTCCAATATTTTCATTGGGTTCTGTAGAAGAGTCACTGACTATTACAAATTTTGTATTTTTTCTTTCGTTTCTGTATGTCATATCCATTCCTTTGGTATATGTTTATGTGCGTATTTAAAACCGTACTTGTCACACCACATGCCATAGGTTGTTTTGCTTTTTTTATTTATCTTTGCTTTTGCATTGCTAAAAATAAATCTAATATCTAATTCAGGATATTGCTCTTTAATTAATTTCATTTTCTGTCGGTCCGCTGTACTAAACAAACCTTTAGTTTCAATGTAAATGTTTTGGGCCGGTAGGAAGAAGTCAGGCGTGTATGTATGTATCTTTTGTGGCTTAGTATATTTCAACTTAGCTTCCTCAAAAGTAAATACCACCTTGTTACCGCTTAATTCAGCGGCAATGGCTTCTTCCAAACCAGACCTGAAGCCGTACTTTAAACCGACTTGTTTAGAAGTCAGTCGCTTCTGTCGGTACGTCTTCTGAAATGACATCGTTCACCTGTTCCTTGTGTTCATAACCTTCTTGTTCATCAAAGCCGTAGCCCTTTGCGTTACCACTACCACCTTCAACAAGTTTAAGTATTTGAACAGCCCTTAGTCTCATAGAAACACCGGCTCCTACCATAGCTGTATAGTATGGGATAAGCTCAGCACTTACTTTGATTTCAGAACCAGACCACACGTTTACGTCTGTCATTGGTTTTCCTTTCGCATCAAACAGAGCCACTTTGTTTGGTATAATGGTCCCGTCTTTTGCTACAATCTTAGCTTTGCATTTAAATTTAAAGATAGTGTTGCCGGTAGGTTTACCGTCATCATCTAATTCTTCAGTATAAGGTGCATCAGCTTCCTTTATTTTTTTGCCCTTCGCTTTTTCCTTTGCTAACTCAACCGCCTTTTGACGTGCGTTGTCAATAGCATTGGTAAGTTCAGTGGCATCTTCGGTACTTACAATTAGATTAGTTTTGTAATGACCGTTTTCATCAAAGCGTGTATCTGGCTGAGTAAGCCAAGCATATTGACTAACTCCTACCGGTGATACAACCTTCTCGTTTTGTTGTGCCATAAATTTAACTCCATTTATGTGTTATTATCTTATATGGGTACTTTAATATTGGTCCTTATTAACTTTAAATTTAACTTCTAAATATACGTGACCACCATACCCATTTAACCTATCAGATGCCACAGTAAGCTCTCTAATTACTTCTTCTAAATTAGCGTATCGTTCAGAGAACACTGGCTTAATAGTTCTTTTTGGTGTTTTATATTTACACCATTTTTTACGTTTAGTGTCGTGATATTCTTTTTTCTCTATCACTTCATTTATTTTTAAATTTGTAAACTCCATCATTTTAATTTACCTCTTGTCTATAGTTAATTATGAGAAAAAGAAATCACAGTCTGCTAGTTCTGTAACGTCTAACTCTCCCTTGCTCGGCACCTCTGGTAGTTTTGCATGTAGCTTATCAGGTATCTGTCTTTTAACATCACCTTTAAACTCATCCAGAACACAGGGCCCCGAAAATATCTCAGTGAAAGCTTTCTTTAAACTTGCACTAAGCATTTCAACATCCCCCGCTGTGGTGCCGAAGCTGTCGTGAACATTACAAAAGTTTTGTATGCCATTCTGATTGGCTATGTTCACCGTTCGCATCATAGCGGACGCGTCTAAAGAATGCACAAAGTTGGGTGCTACCCCATTGGACATTCTTAATCTGTCTGTCTTATCCGTTTCAGTATTTATACGCGGCTTAATAACCTCGCCCATAAGCATGGCTTTAACACGCTTACTCTTCATCTCTGGATAAGATTGATACACTGGAAAACCTATTGGCGTTACCCAGTGTATTGGTAATTGTTCTTTAGATACAACCTTTGCAATTTCTTGAAGATAATCCATGCCTTGCCTAGCTGACTTTAAGTTATCACCTATGCTGCTCCAGATTACACTAGCAAGATAAATGGCCGGCTTAAATACATCGTCAAACGGGTGCATCTCTCCTTTATCTTTTCTCTTGGTCATATCTTCTACAACAAAGTCAGTACATGAGTACCTTGTCGAACCATAACATATTGTCATAATGCTACGCTTAGTTGTCGAACGTTTAACTCCGTAATCTAGCCATTGTTGTGCGTATGGTTTCCCTTCTTGTGCGTGCTCTTTTAATTTCTCAGTAACAGCATCAGCAACAAGTTGGTATATATCTTGTGGCGTATCTGAAGGTGTCACATTGACCAGAGCACCCGCTTTACTATCCTTTAACATCAATGAGTACAGCTGTAACCCATTACAAGAACCATCAAGCGATACTGGAATGTGACTCACGTATCCATAGCCGACACGTTGAAACTCAACCCACTCCTCGCACCATGCTAGAAATTGAAATGGTGAGTCCGCGTCTTCCCATTCTCGATTGGTCATTGGGTCTTCTACTATTCTCTGGCACATTTCCAGATTTTGCATGGCCCACTCTGCTCTCTGTTCCAAAGTAATTTTGTCATTACCCCAGACGTTGGCACCATGAACCGCAAGCCAGAACCCACCTGAATTATCTTCAGTGATTTCTTTACCCTGACTAAAAGTTAATAAAGCTTTGGCACCAGATATCCCTTGATAATTTAAGAAAGCTGGAACGCAATAAGCCCTACCTCTAAAGTCTAATTGAAGTGGGAAATAGATGTTGCTGTAATCTTTAAACATCTCAGCTTCCCAAAGTATCTTAGCGTAAAGTAATCGTTTAGAAAACATACGTGCATTTTCTGTATGCACAATTACGGCTTGCTTCTTCCATTCTTTACGCGACTCAGGGTTAGTGTCGATATCGTGCGGCTTGTTGGGTACTTCCAGATTTACAGTAGGCGGCATTCCACCCATTGCGGTACCACTGTCCCACGCTTCTTTCATTACCTTTAACACAAATTTATTTATCTTAAAGCCCGTGCTTTGCATTGTGTTTACAGCGTTGTAAACATCTGGCATTTCAAAGTTCTCTAGCTCACGCTTGAATAACTTATTCTTTTGCTTAACTAAATCTAGCTCAGGCAATTCCTTAGTCCAGTACCCACCACCACTGGCCGACTTCCATTGTTTAGGCGGCATTACTGTAGGTAAATACTCTGGATTTAGTAGCTCATTAAACTTGTTACGGTTACTTATCCATTCTCTAGTTTTTGAAGTCTGTTTAATTATCTTAGTACGCTTACGATTGATAACTTCACTTCCTATTTCTACAAGTCCGGTAGCACTTATCATAGTATCAATCAAACGTAGGCCCACATGCAATTTAGTAGGTGTATCCCACTCTTCCCATGATACTACCTCATCTCTCTTGGCTGACTCTTTAAGCTTACGTCTCTTGTATCCATAGTTCCATGAACGCTTATCTAAATCTTTCTTTACAGCTTCATAAAGTTCTGGATTTAACTTAGCAAAATTCTGTAGTGATATCTCAGTCTCAATCTTACCGCCTAAAGATATTGCTGTAGCGGTCAAAGGTTTATGCTGACTGATACAGTTAATGATATGCTTGGCTGTAATCAATGCGGATATCTCTGGCTCTACCAATTTTAATTTAGTAAAAGCTTTTTCTGGCTGGCCCTTACGCACAGCGTTGCTTTCCAAATATTCTTGTATCTTTTGAGCCATTGGTCTTATGGTATTGGACACCATAACTTTTCCATAGCTGGTCACTGACTCCTCTTCACGTTGGACATGTGACACCCTTCTTTTATTAATTCTCTGTTTACCCAGAGATTTCATTTTACGCTCGTGCTCTACCGCGTCCGCGTAAGTATTAAATGATTTATATAATGACATTTTAACTCCTTATGTTTTGTGTTAAAAAAAAATGTGGGGGCCAGCCAAAGCCAGCCCCCGTTGTATTTATGTTATTGCTCACTCATGACTAGCTCGTCTTCAGGTACATCAGGCACTTTATGCTGACCCCTCGACAATATAGCGTTACATTTTTTAGATATAAGCTTAGAGTCAAACAAGCTGTA